TGATGGCGCAACGGGTGCTACCGGTGAAAAGGGAACTGATGGCGCAACGGGTGCTACCGGTGAAAAGGGAACTGATGGCGCAACGGGTGCAACCGGTGAAAAGGGAACTGATGGCGCAACGGGTGCAACTGGAGAAAAGGGAAGTGATGGCGCAACGGGTGCAACTGGAGAAAAGGGAAGTGATGGCGCAACGGGTGCAACTGGAGAAAAAGGAAGCGATGGTGCAACGGGTGCAACTGGAGAAAAAGGAAGCGATGGCGCAACAGGTGCAACCGGTGAAAAGGGAACTGATGGCGCAACGGGTGCAACCGGTGAAAAGGGAACTGATGGCGCAACCGGTGCTACCGGTGAAAAGGGAACTCATGGCGCAACGGGTGCAACCGGTGAAAAGGGAACTGATGGCGCAACGGGTGCAACCGGTGAAAAGGGAACTGATGGCGCAACGGGTGCAACCGGTGAAAAGGGAAGCGATGGCGCAACAGGTGCAACCGGTGAAAAAGGAAGTGATGGTGCAACGGGTGCAACTGGAGAAAAGGGAACTGATGGCGCAACGGGTGCAACCGGTGAAAAAGGAAGCGATGGCGCAACGGGTGCAACCGGTGAAAAGGGAACTGATGGCGCAACGGGTGCTACCGGTGAAAAGGGAACTGATGGCGCAACGGGTGCTACCGGTGAAAAAGGAAGTGATGGTGCAACAGGCGCAACCGGTGAAAAGGGAAGTGATGGTGCAACAGGCGCAACCGGTGAAAAGGGAACTGATGGTGCAACAGGTGCAACCGGTGAAAAGGGAACTGATGGTGCAACGGGTGCAACTGGAGAAAAGGGAAGCGATGGCGCAACGGGTGCAACCGGTGAAAAAGGAAGTGATGGCGTAACAGGTGCAACCGGTGAAAAAGGAAGTGATGGCGCAACAGGTGCAACCGGTGAAAAAGGAAGTGATGGCGTAACAGGCGCAACGGGTGAAACCGGTGAAAAAGGAAGTGATGGTCCTGCTGGTGCTGATGGTGCTCCGGGTGCAATTGGTCCCGCTGGTCCTACTGGTGCTGATGGTGCTCCGGGTGCAATTGGTCCCGCTGGTCCTACTGGTGCTGATGGTGCAATTGGTCCCGCTGGTCCTGCTGGTGCTGATGGTGCAATTGGTCCTGCTGGTCCTGCTGGTGCTGCTGGTCCTGCTGGTGCTGAAGGTCCCGCTGGTCCTGCTGGTGCTGATGGTGCAATTGGTCCTGCTGGTGCAATTGGTCCCGCTGGTCCTACTGGTGCTGATGGTGCAATTGGTCCCGCTGGTCCTGCTGGTCAATTTACTATAAATACTGAAGGTGATCAATTTTTTGCTTCATTTACACAAAATGGGGTTACGTATAAATTTCAAGTTGTTCAATTATAAATCTATCATGTTGGTCAATTACAAATCTAAATATTAGAAATCAAATATGTTTCGAATTAAAATATATTTGATTTTAAAGAAAATTGAATTAAATAAATGTTACTTATAAATATATACTTGCGTTACAGTATTAAATAATCAATTATCTATAAATGTCTACATCGAATGATTTGCGATTCCGTGCTAAAACTGGATACCTTGAACTCATTCTTGGACCAATGTGGTCCGGAAAGACATCAACACTTTTAAATTATTACAGACAATTCTCATTTTGTAAATTAAATGTCTGTGTAATCAACTTTAAAGCGGATGATCGTTACTCTGAAACCATGCTTTCTACGCACGACAAACAAATGATACCTTGTATCATGGGTTTCTCAATGGAAGAAATTATGCAAGTAGAGGAAAACGCGAAACAAATAAACGAAAGTGATGTGATATTAGTGAATGAAGGACAATTCTTTCAGGACATTGTCGAATTTGCAACCGAAATGGTCGAAGAACGACATAAAAAATTATACATTTGCGGACTAGATGGAGATTTCAAACGAGAAAAAATTGGAAAACTTCTCGACCTTGTTCCCGTTTGCGACAAGGTGACAAAATTGCGCGCGCTTTGCGGGCGATGCAAAGATGGAACGCGCGCACCATTTTCATTCCGAAATACGAGCAGCACTGAACAAGTATTAATCGGCGCAGACGACATTTACATTCCATTGTGCAGAAAATGTTACCAAATCGGAGTTGAAAAAAAAATAACAAATTAATTTAGTTTATCTTCTTACATGTATTTTATGAGTTCTATTTTTGGTTCGAATTCTTGTCCTAGTTCTTGTTGGTGTCCTCGTCATCCTCGTCCTCGTCCTCATTCGATTGTTGTCCTTGTCTTTACGTTGGGAATAAGAGGGAGAGAATTTATTCACATCTTTAATTTTTTCGTCGAATTTTTCAGCGTTTTTCCCTTTAAGTGCCTTCATTTTTTGATTTTCGATTGGATTATAATTTAAAAACCATTCATCGTATTCGCGCGTTCCTTTTTTATTTTTCAGTTTGTTAAACATGTGCGATTTTACATCCTTGATGTCTTTTAACGTGACCTGTTTACCGATGCACGGCTTGGAAAATCTTTTGAAAGCACCTTCATTATTTGTCAAATTATCGTACTGCAAATCGTAAATGTATTGGCTCATACAAAGCAGGCGATCGCGGTCATAATACGGGCGATTCATATAAAGAAACAACAAGTAGAAGCTGAGAATGGTGTCCGTCGTCGCAATATGCACATCTTTTTTATTAACGCGCACAACATTAAAATTATGGCAAGCACCGGGAGACGGCTCGTAAACAAATGCCACCGTTCTTCCGTCGACCACAATTTCGTAATGTTCGGATACGTGTTCTCCGAAATCTTCGCGCTCTTCCACAATGACGCGACTGAAATGACCCGTTCTTTCCAGCTTGTCTTTCAATTTATGCGCGGACTTTTTAGCGTGTTCAGACAACAAATCAAATGACGGAACGGCGGAATACAGGATGGCGCGCTCGTCTTTTTTCAAGTGTTCGGAAAATAGCGCGCACGCGTATCCTCCGAAAAATACCAGCTTTTCTGAAATGGCTTCATCACGCACAATCTCAAATATTTCCTCATCTTTTTTCGACGGCGCCATCACGGCGGCGGCACCTTTTGCTTTTTTCAAACAATTGTCTCCTTTCAACGGAAAGTTCTTGTTAAAAAGAAGCAGGCGCTTATACACCTTTTCCCATCGGCTCACATCTCCGTCCGGGCGCGACAGTTCCAAATACATGGACATTCTCAAGAAATTGATTGGCGCGTACAAGATTCCGTTGCGCTCAACTGCTTCGCGCATCAAACTTTTAAAAAGTTCTGGCTCGATAAACGTAATGTCCGCAACGCCAATGAAATTCACGAATACCTTGTACGTTCCCGTGTGCATGCCGGATTTCGCTTCCACGTCATTGAATCCCTTCTTATAGAATATATCCGCAAGCTCTTTGGCGTCGTCCAGCGAATGTGGCGAAAAAAAATCGTAGTCCGGAATCTCTCTTTTCAAATCATAAAATTGATCTTTTTCCGGTAAAACATTATTAATAGAAATTCCACCGTAACAAATCAGCTTTTTTCTTTTTAAAAACTGCTCCACAATTGAAATAATTTCCTGAATTGTAGGATTACTCACCAGTTTTTCACCCTGTGACGCCTCGATTTCCTTTTGCGAATTTTTCAATATCTCTAAAGAACGCTCTATATTTTTCTCACTCATTTTTAATAATAATACCTTTATTTATTTATTTATGGATGACTACTATATTACTATTATAAAATTATTTTTTATAATAATAAAAAAATTGAAATATTTTTTATATTTTTTTATATATCTAAACTGACTAATATACGCGATTATATGGATGTTCGTGATGGTTCTGGTATTATCGGCGGTATTATCACTGGAAATAAAATTAGAATTATACCAAAAAAAAAATATAATGACGATGCAATGATGAATGTCAAAAACTCATTCGACCGTGCATTTAAATTACTCCCGAAATCCGCAAAAACTAAAATATCAAAAAGTGACCTGGATAGAGGTGGTGGAGGTGTCTATACGAATAGAAGAAATCGATTTGATACGGTAAATGTTACATTTCTCAGTTTTGTAAATAATCATGATAGTGATGTTGGAGTTCTTGATAAAACATATTTAGCTGGTTGGCGGATTGTTTGTAAACCAGAAGAATATTTTTCACATCTAGAACTATTAACTGGATTACCTCTAATTGTTAGGTATGAAAACTATGATCAGTTGACAACGTATCCTGCACCAATTGAATGGGAAAAAATAAGTTTAAATCGCCACGATTACAAAAAAGAAGATATCATGTGGGTTCAGGATATTAAAAATCTTGATAAATTTCGCAAAAAAGGTGATACAATATACATTGGACCGACGCTTATCGGTGAAAATGAAATGGATTATGCTAGTAAACTTGATATAGATTGTGTTAAGCTTGGAATGCTTTACCAAATGATCAAAATGGATGATTTTAAAGAATTTTTTGATCCACCCAAACTAGAGATTTTTACTTTATTTCAAAATGATTTCGAAAAATCCAAACTTTTCCTTGAAAATGATATGTTGCAAGAATACTCAATTCGCTACGGAAAAACCGTTTGTCCTGAAATGATAAAATTTGGAGATAATGAGCTTGCATCAATAAAATTTAAAGACATTGTCGATGGTCAAATATGTGGTGACATTGGTAGAGAAGATTTTAACCGAACTGCAACCAAAGTGAATTTACACCATGTGAATAGATTACTTCCTGGTAAATTAAACCATAATAATAAAAATGTGTTTCTCGGGTCAGCAACAGGCAATACAATAAATGCAGCATTAAACTCTTTAGGTGTGGATTTAAAAGATTTATTAAAAAAAGTTACACATTCAAAAGATGCGGAAATCACCGAATTAAAAGCCAAAATAGCTTTGCTTGAAAGTAAATAATCCAACATTTATTCCATTCAATTCATTTCGATCTCTTCCAGCTGACATTCGTTATTTGTAATATTTTTTATGATGCAATCCCGAAATAAATCTTTACGCAATTCAAAACCTACACCAATTCGACCCAGCTTTTGTGCCGCAATCGCCGTTGTAAAACTGCCAGCAAATATATCCAGCACGATATCCCCGCAATAACTATAGTAATACGTGCTCATCAGCGGAATATCCATCGGAAACGGTGCAGTATGACCCAACTTGTTTTCTTTTTTATTGTTTATTTTAATCACCGGCGACAGTTTGCGGATATCCCGTCGCCATTCTTGAACCAGCTCCTTCGGAATCACATTTTCTTGCTGCCGAAACGGATTTTGCGTCATGATTGTTTTCAACGAGAAACGCTTTCCCCGATCCGACTCGCTGCGTTCACAATTCGGGTTTCTACATTCCCACGAACGCAATCCGCGAGACGTGTAGCTGTTACTCTTGACGTTCAAGCTGCCGCAGTCGTTGCACGGATACTTGACGTCCTTCTCCAGTCGGTGCTTGTGAAAGATGAGAATGTGCTCGTAACAGTTGCACGCGTATTGGAAGAAGGGAAACGGTTTATTTCCGTTTTTATGTCGCGAACTCTGCACTTCGCCCTTGTCCCAAATAATGTCGTCCACATACGTAAACCCGCACTCCTCAAACATGGTTATGAAATACGCAGGAAGCGGTATTTTGCGTGTGCCAAACGCGTTGATTTTATCCATTTTGTCATTGTCCACCACGTCGCTCACATTGAAGACAAAAACGCGGTGATTATCCAGCACTCGATAGCATTCCGAAATAATTGCACGCATGTCCGCCAAATACGCATCCAGATTCGGCCATGTGGAATATTCGCGCGCATTATAATACGGCGGCGAGGTGACCATGTGCCCAACCGACTCGCTCGGAAGACGCCGCAACGCTTCCAAACACCCGCTCCATACCACTTTGACTTTCTCCGGATTTACAGTAATCCGGTTCAATAATTCATTCTTAATAGATGGTTGCGTTTCTTCGTTGAACTTTTTTTTCATGACGCAGCGATACGCATCTATAAAATTATAAATGTTCTTCTCTCGGCTTTCTTGGTCGATCGTATACCCTGTTTTCAACTCTTCAAGTTGTTCTTGCGTAAATATTTCCGCCAGATATTCGCGGTTTGTTTCAACGAGATTGTCGGATATAACATCGGATTTCGGTTTAATTACAATTTTTCTCTTCTTCTTACCATTTTCTTTTTGTTCATTCGATTCTTCTTTTAATTCTTTTGATTCTTGCATTACAGAATGCATGTGTTACTTATTATTAACTATACATCTTTATTTCAATTTTTTAATTATTTTAGTTATTGTAATTAAAATAATTAAAATAATTAAAATAATTAAAAGTCGTTATTCGTTATTAATCGCAGGCAGATTAAATCGTAAAACTGTACATGGTGGATTGAAGCGGGCGACTGGCAAACGAGAGTTTCGTGTCTTGCGGCTTGGGCGCCTCGATCGTTTGAGGAACAAACATTAAATCACTCGGTTTCAATAAGAATGCACTTTTCATTGGCCCCGATTCAAACCAGTCATTATAAACCGACAGGTTCCCGTCTCTTAAAAGCTGAAATGATAGCGCCATGCACTGACACCCCGCTAAAGACGGCGGCATCGGGTCATAATTTTCCGCCGACATGGAAGGATCCGGAACAACAATCGTCATATATTGCTTGTTAAACGACGTCAGTTCCGTAATGTCCGGACCATTCAGCACATTGAATACCGTCAAAATTCTCAAAAATGCATTGCTCGTCAAATTTGTGATTTCATACATGCGCTCCGCGCCCGGCTGATACAACAACGGATTGCTTTCCACAATAATGACAACTTTACCGTCGAACTTACTCACCGGCTCGGCACATATATTTTTCCCGCCAAATTCGTGATTATATTCCGGTAGTAAACGGCTATTAAGGTTCGATTTAATTATATCCGCCATGGTATTCAAAACGTCTACATCATTGGTTTTGATTCGGAATAATAGTAGCAGCGGATCGCCGGGATTGGGGCACACATTTGAACTGGGACTAAATGCCGACGTCGCCACTGCGCTCATGGCTTCGTCAAAAGAAACCGAATTGTAGGTTTCCTTAATACACTTGTCGTCGCTCAACGATGTGGAAATAATGGGCTGCCCGTTTCTGCCATACACTTCGAAATCCAGACACCTGCAGCCCATTTTGATTGCATGCTGAAGCGCGCAAACGTTGACGTAATCGTTGGAAAAATTGCCAGTGGAACAAGCATTGTATGCCGTTTTTATATAGTAGTCCCTCAATAAGAACTGCGACGACGGGTCGGCAGAAGCCGTCGTAATCCAACTTGAATTTAGCGCCGCCGGCTTTTTATTGGTTAATCGTTTGCAGCTCTTTGGAAGCAGCGTCATCTTAAAATACACATAATATGCGATACATCCCGCTATAAATAGAATGAGCGTGCACCCTATAATATGGATTAGCGTTGTATTGCCAGTTTGCGAAATATACGATTTTAGTTGCAACTTTAAAGCGTTGGCGGAATCTGTTAAATCTGAAATCGCAGATTCTGTAGGAGGTCCTGAAGTGCTCGACATTTATTCAACTATATTATATTAAATGTTTAAATGTTTTGATAAATTATAATTATGAATGAATGAATTATGAATGAATTATGAATGAATGAATAAAATGAGTTTGTAATAAAATTCTAAATATTATAATTATATTTTATATATATTTTAAATTATTGGAATTGTATGTAATTTTGTAATTATAATTCACGAATTATAATTTAAAATAATACTATATAGATTATATAGTATTTTAACATTAAAAATAATAATAATACAATTCTATGGCAGGAGGTTTATTAAATTTGGTCGCATATGGCAACCAAAATGTGATTTTGAATTCGAATCCCAAAAAAACATTCTTTAAAACAACCTATGCAAAATATACAAATTTCGGTTTGCAAAAATTTAGAATCGACTTTGACGGGCAACGAAATTTAAGATTGAATGAATCTTCTAAATTCACATTCTATATTCCACGTTATGCCGAGCTTTTGATGGACACGTATCTCGTTGTAACCCTACCAAACATTTGGAGCCCTATTCTGCCCCCCCAAAGCTGCGGTCAGTCGTGGACGCCCTATGAATTCAAGTGGATTGAAAACATTGGCACACAAATGATCAAAGAAATCACAATCTCAGTCGGAGGCCAGACGCTTCAAAAGATAACAGGCGGATACTTGCAGGCAATCGTAGAGAGGAATTTTAACGGAACTCAGCGCGATTTGTATAACCGAATGACCGGAGACATTCCCGAGTTGAACAATCCCGCCGCGTTTTCATCCAACAACGGCAACTATCCCAATGCTTTTTATAATTATACCAATAACCCAGCAGGCATTGACCCGTCTATTCGGTTCCGAAAACTATACATTCCCATCAATGCGTGGTTCACGCTCAGCAGCAAAATGGCGTTTCCGCTCGTTGCATTACAATACAACCAGCTTCAAATCGACATTACGCTGCGCTCCATTCGCGAACTGTTTGTCATTCGCGATGTGTCGAATCCGGCCACCGGTAGCGCAACTGCTGCGCCCAGTACCGCGAACACGGCGCCGCCTTATTTCCCGGAATACATCACACCGAATTACATTCAGCCCAATTTTAATGACAATTTGCAACAATTTTATCGATTCATTCAACCGCCTCCCAATATCGAACTGAATTACGGAACTTCAACGCGCAGCGACTGGAATGCCGACATTCATCTCATGTCAACTTACTGCTTCTTGTCCGCAGAAGAAGCCAAGCAATTTGCAACCGTGCCGCAACAGTACTTGTTTAAATCCGTGTATCAGTGGGACTTTGAAAACGTGACCGGCAGTCGTCGCGTCTGGCTGCAAAGCACGCTCGGTATGGTCGCCAGCTGGATGTTTTATTTTCAAAGAAGCGACGCGTATCTGCGAAACGAGTGGGGCAATTATACAAATTGGCCCTACAATTATAAACCAGACGGATTGTTGCCGGCCCCCATCACAGTTCCAGTATGGACGCCGCCGCCGTGCGATCCCGCGTATCCTGTAAATTTTGGCCCCGGTTATAATCCAGCCATCACTGCAAATACCGGATATTGTATTACACCGCCATTCAGTGTTCAAAACCAGAAAGACATTCTTTTGAATTTAGGCATTTTATTGGACGGCAAGTATAGAGAGAATTTGCTTGATGCCGGAATTTACAACTATTTGGAAAAATATAACAGCAGTCGCGGTTCAGCGCCGGACGGACTTTATTGTTACAATTTTTGCCTGAATACTGAACCGAGAGAATTTCAACCTTCCGGGGCAATTAATGCCAGCAAGTTTTCAACGATTGAGCTTGAATTTACCACATTTTATCCGCCGCTGGATCCGAGCGCGAATTTTCTCACTATTTGCGATCCGGAAACCCAAGTTCCCGTTGGTGTGAATAAACCGACATGGAGAATATACGACTACAATTACAATTTGACGGTTTTCGAGGAGCGCTTCAATATGCTCACATTTGTCGGCGGAAATTGCGGTCTCATGTATGCAAGATAAAATAAATTGAAAAGATAATTTGTAAATTTACATTTTGCAGTGTTTCTTTATTTCACTTTTTGCACAACAAAAACAAGACGATGACAGCCGTAAGGTTGGCAGTAAAAGAACTGGGTCAACTTCAGCGAAGAATGAACGAGCTGCTTCAAGGCGGCAAAATGGACGAGTTTCGCGTGTTGCTCGATGAGAATGCAGAGTTGATTCAAACAACGAGAGAAAAGGGCATTATTACCATGGTGCTACGGTTTGCAATTTTGGAACGCGATGATGCGCGCATTGCTTCCGTGTTTGACCGCCTTTCCATGAAACGCGATTACTTTTCGCTCATGATTTACAACCCCGATCCCGAATACTGCACGCGCTTGTTCACGCGATACATTGACGCCGCGCTTCTCGATTCCAAGGACGTTCGATTCATGATTGAAAACCGGCTGACATTTCTGTTTCGTCACTTGGACGGCAAGTTTTTGCACGATTCTTCTCAACCTGCTGCCGCTGCCGATTGTGGCGATTTGGTCGAAATTCTCGAATCTGATTCAGGATTGTCCAGATACACGCTTCAAAGATGCGACCACTACATTCAAAAAATTGTTATTCAAATGGAAAAAGATCCAAAAAACAAATTCCAACAGCATCATCCTGTTTTGAAAAAACTCGAAACGATGGCGACACCCCCCATTTATGATGCAATCATTGATGGCGGAAATGTTCTGCATTCTAGAAACGGTATCCCATGCGTCGACGATTTGAACGCCATGATTCAACTTGTTCGACAAAATGGGTGTCGTCCGCTTATTGTCATTCACAAATCGCACACTGACGAACGACGCAATCCATCCTATGCTCCGCGCATCAATGACGTGTTACGCGACGCGCCTCACATTGTTACCCCGGTTGGAATGAATGACGACTTGTTCATCTTGATGGCATACTTGATGCGCCAACAAAGCGAACCACCGCGCCAACAAAATGGCAGGCGCATTTGTATTGTCACGCGTGACACGTATACCGATCACATGGACAAATTCAAATGCGCGGAAAAGAATGTGTCGAATGATTTCGGAAAATACCTGGCAAGCGACCTTGTCTCATTTGTGAATAACCACGGCAATTTAGACATTTGTAGTCCCGTGACACAATCCTTTTCGCACTGCATTCAAATTGTTGAACCGTATGCGTACATTCCATTCATCGCACCAAATTCGCTTCGTCAATCTTTTAGAAGAATTCAAATGTAAAAATGTAACAGTATAAAAAAATCAAATCAAATCAAAAATAATTACAATTCAAAAATAAAAACCATGATAATAAAATAAAGAAAATAAAAAATATTTTTTTATTTACAAAATATAAGTGCAAACATGTATTTATCTTACAACCAAGAAGAAACAAATCAAATTATTTTTGATGAAATAAAAAAAGCTTCAAAATATATTCATATTACAACAATGTTTTTTAATGATCACGACTTATCATTGAATTTTATAAAACTACTTAATGATAAAATAATAGAGTATCCCGATATCAGTATTGATATCAACATTGGATTGAATCCATTTCTCAAAACCAATCTAAATAAAGACAAATTAAATGATAAAATAAAATTAAGAAAAATTCCCATGAATATAATTAATACTTATCACATTCGTTTATTTTCTACTGAATCTATTTTTGCGGTTGGCGGAATTGACATTACAAAGTTAAACTTGGTAAAAAATTATATACAGTTTGTATTATTTATACCTATTCAAAATAATGTTTTTATAAATAAAACAATAAGTAATAAAAACATTTTATATGATTTTACTGAAAATAAAAATAGTTATAATGTTTCAGACGTAGATCCATATACAAAAGTGAATCACTTCATTAACGATTCAAAACATCATATATTTATAGATAACCAATATCTTTTCAGCAGTTCATTTATAAATAAACTTATTGAAAAAAAAAAGAATAGTCCAAGTATTGAAATTGAAGTTTTTTCAAATGACAATTTCAATAATAACATTTTTAAAAGTAAAAATATTTTTATAAAGGTTTTTAATCATATAAAAAATAAGTCATTTATCATGTTAAATAAAAATAATATAAAAAAAATAAAAAATGAAAATATTATTGTTAAGACACCGCTTGAAAATAATTATACTCATAATAAACTTTTCATTTTTGATAAAAAATATATATTTATTGGATCTATGAATGTCATGAACAAGTCGTTGCAGACACATGGCGGAGATATAGAATTGTGCGTTTTAATAAAAAATAAAAAATTAGCAAATGAAATCCTCGAATATTATTATAAAAAATTATTTTAGTTTAGTTTTAAAATAAAATTTATATAGTGTATATACTGAACAATGTTGAGTTATATATTAAAACTTACAAAAATTATTTTATCCATATCATATCATGTTATTAGATATCAATTAAATTTAGATGTATATAATGATACTGTGATGCACGTATGCAATTCGTTAGTAGGTCATAGTTATATTTTTATTAAAGTATTTCAATGGGGAATGCAAAATATTTATGATCTAACTTTTAATGACGAATTAAAACAATATTTTGATACATTTAGTAATAATTTTCCGTATACTCATTTCGAACAGGAAATTGCAGTTTTACATATTAAGAATGCCATTAAATATGCATCCACAACTTGTAACGATAAACTTATAGTTGAAAATAATTATATTCCGATAAATAGTGGTTCTGTTGCTTTGGTTTATAAAGCACAGTTAAATGATAAATCCGTTATTATAAAAGTTTTAAGACATAATATTAAAAAAATTATAGAAGAAGACATTTGTTTTCTTGAATATTTTTTTGATAATACACTTGTAAATATGATAATAAAACATTATACAAAAGTAAATTTTAAAAGAATTATACAACACAATCGTGGTGGTTTATTGAATCAATGCGATTTTGAATGCGAAGTAAATAATGCATTATTATTTAAAAATAATCTAAAAAATAAAAAAAATATTATGATACCACATGCTTATAAACACTTTACGGATGCATGTAATGAAATTATCATTATGGAGCATCTCGATGGACCCGTTGCAAAAAATATACCAGTATATCAGTTACAAAATCATTTTAAAATAATTCGGTCATTTTTTTTTGACTCATTATTTAGATATAATATTTTACATGGAGATTTTCATTTAGGAAACATAATCATACTAGATGAAAATAAATTTGGACTTATTGATTTTGGAATTGTATATATAGTAACCGATGAAATAAGCAATGGTTTATTTGACATTCTCTTTTTAAATCTAAATAAAAAAGAAATCAAGTATTTATTAAAAGCAATAAAATTATTTATTAGAATGATTTGTGTAGATGAAAAACAACATGAAGAAATATTTATAAAAATAAAGAATGATGATGAATTAATTGATTTATTTTTGATTTCAAAATTTACAGGAAGTGTATTAGTTACTGTTTTAAATAAAATAATCTCCATGGATGGCGTAGAATTAAATGTTTATATGTGTAATTTAATGTTGGCGGCAGTATCAAGTTTGCAAACAATGGATAATTGCATGTCGCTCATTAACAATGACAATAAATCATTATCAACATTTATAAAATTGTACCTTGAAAATTTTTAATATTAAATTAAAATATTTAATAGTATATTTTAAATATATAATATTTTAAATATATAATATATCAAATATATAAACCACAATTTTTTGTAAAGATGCCCAAAGTTTCCAAATGCGACAACAAGAATAAAAAAACGCAGAAAAAATATACGTCCCGCCCATCTCCCGCGTTCGCTGCGAATGACTGCAAAAATAAAACCAAAAAAGGAAATAATGGCAAATTTTTTAAATCGGTTGCAGATAAAAATGGAGTTTACAAGTGGGTTCCGATTGTTAAAAAAAAATAAAATTATAATATCAGTTTAAAATATACATTTATTTATTGTTATTGTATATTTTAAATTACATTAGTTACACCAGTAATAAAAATGAATATTAACGCTCCAGATGCTGAATTGGCTGACTTGATCCAGCGCCCCGATGTGATAATTCCTATATATAGAGCAAATCCTGTCCAACAACAGCTACAGCGTCAACAACCGCAAATAAGACCACTTGTAAATCATTGGACGCCTAATATGCCGGCAAATGGAGGATATCGAACAAGTAGAAATAGTAAAAATAAAAATCGTAAACGTCGCCAAACAAAACGAAAGATTAAAAAACGAAATAAATTAAATAAAAATAAATAATTCATAAAATTGAAAATCGATACTACATTTATTTTCTTTTTATCTCAATCACGATGATAGAAAGAAATATGATAAAAAGTAAAAAACTCGTGTGCGATATAACGCCTCAACTTGCCGAGTTCATAGGCGAACCAGGTCGGAAAAAAATGTCGCGCACGGAAGTCACGCGCAAAATCGATGCATACATTCAAAATAATCGCCTTCAAGATATTATGAATCCCACCAATATTTATCCAGACAAGAAGCTAATGACGCTCCTTTTATCCGCATTTACCCCGAATCCAAGACCGTATCCCAAAATGATTACGTTTGAAATGCTGCGCGACATTCTTTCAAATCATTGTCTCAACTGTCGATATGAAGAATATTATTATCGCGTTCCTCTTCCTCTTGTTCCTTTATAAAATCTTCTAATAGTTCCGCCGCCCCGTTTCTCTGGTGAATAAAATGCATTTTATGAACACACGTCAAATAATAACATTTTTCATTCGGATTGTATGTTTTTTTTTCAATCAAGTAACTGTCGCACGGAATGTTTATAAACGTGTCGCACTCATAGCCATAACCGTTTTTACAAACATATGTAATGTATACGCGATGCACTTTATCAAAATGCACGTTCAAAAACTCATTGTATATTCTGCTTCCCCCGATGATCCATAATTCGTCGTAATTTGCAGCTTCACAAAACGCGATGGCATCACATATCGAAGAAAATGTGTGAGACGAATCTGAAACTGAATTGGTATTCTGAGAGATGATAATATTTGTTCTATTTTTCAACGGTCTCCTGTTCTCCGGAATACTCAACCACGTATTTTTACCCATCAGCACCGCATTATTTCCCGATCCCGTCGTTCGTTTGGAAAATAATGCCATGTCCCCTTTTAAATGCGGCCACGGTAGTCCGCCTTTGAGTCCAATTCCCCCATTTCCAGTGATTGCAACCGCAACGTTTATCATCATTTTTATATTTTATTTTAGATAAGATAAGTAATATAGGTTTATAACATTTAATTAAGTAAGTATTTAGTAAAAATATTTATTATATTTTATAGTTAATGTATAGTGTGTTAAATAATAATAAATTAAATAATAATAAATTAATTAAATAATAATAAATTAAATAATAAATTAAACTAAAAAAATGAAATTTAAATTCGAATTTATTATTTTTATTATTACCGCCGGACTCATTTTAAATACGTATTATGACGGCAAGTGCTTTAAAATGGTGGAATCCGTGAATGCAAGAAAATATATAAAAATGGCAACCATTGGATTTTTCGGATTGTCCATGTACTTGTTCATGAAAAAAAATCCAGAAAATTCACACAATATTATGCAACACGCCAACGAGTTTATCAAATACATGCCAATAAGTCGCGAATCGGCCGACATGTTGACGCCGTTTTTTGATATGACAAACAAGCGCGCATTCTTTGGACAAGGCGGACAAACCGGTAATGCCGGTAATGATGGTAATGATGACGACAGCGGCTGGACAACCCGGCGACAACAAAACAGCGTCAACAAAATAATGACCTCCGGTAAAACTGGCGGCGGCGGCGTAGGACCCACAAAACGCAGCGTCAGCGAATCCAAAAAGAAATTTGTCGCAGCTCAGCAGTCATGGAAATGCGGCGACTGTCAACGCCAACTTCCAGGATGGTTTGAAGTCGATCATAAAATCCGTCTTGAACACGGCGGTTCCAACGCCGTCGATAATTTAGTGGCATTGTGCAGAGACTGTCATGGAAAAAAAACGGCGTTTGAAAATTTTTAAACGAAATATTTATTACGTTTACACGGGTAAAAAGGCATGGTGGTAAAAAATCCGTAAATAATTTTATATTTATAAATATATCTACCAATATTCATAAATATAAAAATTAAAGTATTAATAAATAGTAATAATGCAATCAGGAGATACAGCAACCGGAACCATGACAACGTTGACCAAATTCATTTTCATCGCGCTCGCCTGCATCCTTATTAATATTCCACTCTACTTTATGGACGAAAAATGGTTCGCCGGACTCTTTACAGGCGCGTGGGTCGGTGCATCCGTTTTATTGTTTCTTTACAATAACATATTCGACCTCAACGTGACTTCATACAGCTTGTCCGCCTTTTTCAATAACTATCTTGTCCCGATTCTAGTATACGTGTTCTGGATCATATCGATTTATTGGCTGGTCACAGGAAACGCCGACTTGGCTGAAAATCCAAACGACAGCCCCGTTTCCAGAAATATTGCGGCCGTTTTTACCGCGACAATTCCCTTTTTAGCAATTGTTGTAAGCTTCCTCTATAACACAAATGCAATCCATCTCGTTCCTTTGGGAATTGGCATCAGCGTAGCACTATTTATTTTTGGATTATTTTTTTATTATTTAAACGTATTGCGAGTGAGTTGCGACAACGGTTCAAATTGTTGGGCATACGCCGGATGGTCGACATTTTTAGCTTTTATTTTGATAACTGCATTTTTTATAGGTATCTCTTTTGTCTCTATTTCAAATGCATTTTTGAAAATGTTTCAAATCTTTCCGAAAAACTTTACAGACAACGTAACCGCCCCCGTCAACCTATTTTCAATAATCATGTATTTAATTACATGGATATCAAGCATCATTGTCTTTTTTCGCCACGACGAAACGTTTGGAGATGAAGAAAGCGATCCTGTAAATATATCATTCACAATTATCGCACTGCTTTCTCTCATGATACTCTTCTTGAAACAATTCGAATTCGGATCGATAATTCTTACACGATTGATTCAATACCTTGTGAGAACCGAATTCAACCCGTGGTCTATTTTATTACACGTCGCCATCATTTTTTCATTCATTTTTGGCATTAATATCACAACAACATCTTTAAATAAAACAGGATGGAATAATAATCCGTCCATTTTGGGTATATTTATTTCTATTCTTGTTTTAATTATATTTTATATAGGCATATTATATTACAGAAATTAAATTATATATTTAGTGGCGTTTGAGTATATAACATATAAATAAATGGATGCAGCCAAGATAAAGGCAATGCAATTGAAGGACAGCGTTGTTGCCTTTGGATCATCTTTTAAATATTTCATATTATTCATCATTGTTTTATTTTTGTGCATTCTTGCATACGGTTTCAGTCACAACTTTATTAAAAATCAATGGTGGTTCTCCATTGCAACCGTAATTATATTACTATTCTCTTTATTTTTAAAATATGTTTTAAACATTTCAATGATTTATATTCTTTTTTTCATTCTAGTCGCAGTTTCAGAGTTGCTCTTCCTTGTCAATCGATTTGCCGGGATCGTCGCGTCTTCCATTACCGGTTCCATCCTCCTGTATATACTGTATCTCGTAGTCGTCCGGGGAGAAAATGTAAACGCATCCGTAAACGCCTTTTTTAGCGACATGTCGTTCACCGACCCAATTTACTCCTTGTCAAAAATCCTATCGTTTACTTGCAATTACCTTTTGAAAGGCATTCTGGTTCAACTTGTCAAAAATTCAATGCTGATTATCTTCCTCATGTATTTAGGATTGGTCGTTTATATTTACACGAAACAACCGTATCAAGTGGTTTCGGATAACAAATCAATTTTCCTCTTCCTGTTTCTCTTCATCGGATTTGCGCTGTTGTCGCTGCTCGTTATGGGCTTGGAAGCATTTGTGCCGTTTATCACGTCGTTTCTCAAATATACGATTATTATCGGCATCGTAATTGGCATCATTCTTGCCGTTTTACACGTGTATACCAACGTTCCCATTATTGCAAACACGGTGTTATTCATTCTCAATATTGCCATTCTCATCGGCATTTTAGCCATGATTGTTCGATTCATTGGGGCAGAAGCACCCAACTACATTTCCGGCCCGCCCAGTTGGTCCAGTTTGCTGTTTAAAATCTTGATTTATATTCCTTGTATGTGTTTAAACTTGGCTGACTATTTTAGAGGCGAACTCAAATTGGCACAACGACAATGGACCTATGTAATTCTTTTATTCTTCGAAATCGCATTCGTCGTATTGCTGTTCCTGCTTCCTAAAGTATTCGACGCGGTCGTAAATCACAATGGCGAAGTCATTCTTGATAAAGTGTTGCCGCTCAACGCGCAAAGCGAACCATTTGAAATTACAACACCAAATTCCGATAACAACAGCAACAGCACAATCGTTTCTTTGACACCATCTCTCGCAGACAATGTGAAAACAAATACGCCGCACTACAGCTACGGCATTTCCGCGTGGTTTTACATTCACCCCGAACCGCCAAAGAACAGCTATTCATATTCTGACAACGGCATCAGCATTTTAAATTTTGCAACCGATTTAAATGGAACAAGTGCAAAAGGAGTGCCGCAGGTTTTTTTCAATCCGAAAACCAACAAACTTGTAATAAGTGTGCAAACAGACACAAATGCCACCGTCAATGTCGACCTTCCAACTCAAATTTTGTTACAACGCTGGAACCACTTGTTCGTCAACTTTAACAATACCGGAATCATGGACGTGTTTTTAAATAGTCATTTAGAAACTTCCACGCCAAATATAATTCCGAAACTTCCCAAAGCATTAATTGTCGGGTCATCGGGGGCAGGCATATACGGCCAGGTTTGCAACGTTGTCTACTATAAAGACGTTGTTGGTAGTCAAGGCATTTCTTGGATTTACAATACCCACAAATTATTGAACCCGCCGCTCAAACCCAGCTTTTAGAGAGGTTTTAGAATATTTATTAAGAGAAAACAAATACAATAAAAAATATTACAATAAAAAATATTACAATAAAAAATATTACAATAAAAAATATTACAATATTTATATAATAACTTGTAATTATTTTATAAATAAATATATAAATATATAAATAGGAATAAAAATGGATTTTTCTTGGTCAACTCTCATCATCGTTATACTCTTGATTCTCATCATCTATTTTGTCTGGACAATTATGTCTGCACCTTCGTCAAGCACCGTCATGAGCGGCTCTCAGGACGCAAAAACACAAACATCCGTTTCTATACCAGACCAAAGTTACAATTTTGCAATTTCTGCCTGGATATATGTAACCGAATGGGAATCGACTCCTAAAAATAAAGTAATTATAAGTTCCGAATCCGACACTTCGAAAAAAACCCCAAATTTAATTATAAGTTTAGGTAAAGATGACAATGTATTAAATATAACCTTGGGGAAAAACGGAACCGCAGTTATTAATCCTATTCCAAACATTCCACTTCAAACATGGGTCTCCATCATATTAAATGTAAATAATGGAAGCTCCGTCGACATTTATGTCAACGGAAAACTGGTGCAAACAAATGCTTTAACAGGCCCGTGGAGTTTAACCGCCGGATCACTGTATGTCGGGTCTAAAGACGGTTTTGATGGATACATTACCATGGCAACATTACACAACGGCCCGCTTGCTCCGCAAGACGCGTGGGACACGTATTCTAGCGGTTATGGCAGCAGCGGCGGAAGTTCGGTAACCGATTTCTTCAACAAATACAAGATCCGTTTTGCCTTTGTAAAAGATAATGTTGAATTAAATCGTCTCGACATTTAGAATTTATATTTATAATTATTTGCCGTTAGCGCCATTATCAAAATTATTTTATTGATATTATATATCATTATATATCATTATATATCAATAAAAACCGTTTAGATGGTATTTAATAGAAAAGAAATCGATTTCACATATATTATTTTAATAGTTGTTTTAGTATTGGCTGCTTATATCCTGTTCTCTTATTACCAGCAACAAAAACAAGATATTCAAATTGTTACAACTCCGGATTCAACATCCACGTCGACTGGAATACCCAACGGTATAAACTTGGATAATGGCGCATTCGCATTTTCTCTGTGGATAAAACTCAGTTCAGCAATGCCGTCGCCGGCGACCTTTAAAACATTTAATATCATGAGTATACAAAAAAAAAATAACACGTCACCAATTTTATCTTTGACATTTGATGACAGCGGACACCTTGTCGTTTCATACCCCTTATATTCTTCTACTAACAACACAACCATAATGCTATTCCCCATCGATGAACCCGTAAACATCGTTTTAAATTACAACGGCGACGACGTCATCGATCCTGATAATAATGAAACGATATACGATCCGACAACCAACACAAATATACCCATTTATAATCCCGATTCAAAAACATTTTATAATAACAGTAAGCGCGCGCTCGATGTCTATATTAATGGACTTTTAAACAACACAATTCCCATTGACACGCTGACAAATTCAAAAGCGGTCCCCGATTCGCCCGCCCCCTACATTACATACATGGACCCGTCCATGAACTATGTTACAACCAACGACAATCAAGTGGTTATTGGAGTAGAAAATAATCAACTAAACAATTCCACCATATCCAATGCCACATTCATTAAAAATGGATGTTCGCCTCAAGATGTTCGCAATATTTTTAATAACGGAGATTCTGGCAGTATTCTAGAAACATTATTATCTTATAAACTTCGTTTTAGTTTTGTTGAAAATGATAAGGAAATGAAAACGTATGATTTCTTATAAGGTGGGTGTGTGGTTTTTTTATTTACCTGATGAATCGCTGCGATAATAACATTAGTCCGCCGAAAATAGAGAGATTCTTTGTAAATGAAATGGTTTCATCTGGATTCGTCGGGAAATGGAAAATTAAAATCGTCATCGCGATGAAAACTGCTAGTCCAATCGTCGCAACGTATGCATACTCTTCATACTTGTTCGTATAGAGAGAATACAATATTAATAAACTTCCCAACGTAAGTAGCCCAATCACTCCCGTGATGGCTGTATTGTATATGAATGAAACGAGCGCTTCGCTTTGATTCAACAATTTTTTGAAATATACTAAAGCTGGAATGCCCGTGAATACTACGCTAATGAAAAGAAACAAATACACATTGTTGGTTTGATTCATAATAATAACATAAAAATACATGATTGCAACAGTAACGGCAGCAATAAATATGGGGGTCAATTGAATTGCATTTACTTTCGTCTTTAAGAAATCCACCGTGCCTTTAAAAGACATTATTTTATTGATACCGCCCGCTAAAAATATAAACAACAGTAAAAACGCATGAAAACTAATAAATAATTTATTATCCATTTTATTATTTATTAATATTTTTATTTTTTTATTTGTGTAAATTGTGTAAATTGTGTAAATTGTGTAAATATTATACTTTCGAAAGCGCGTATCCGCCTTCTCCCGTCGTTAAAACGCGTTTATATTGTTGTCCCGTTTCGTGCATCTTCAAATGACACGACTCGCACACCGTCAATAAATTCGCCCGATGATTTTTATGAAAATGCTGAATGTAGTCATTCGAATCCGCTTCCCTCTGATGCTGCAAATGATGCACTTCTTTACCCACTTCTTTCTCACATAGCTCGCACATCCCCTTCACTTTATGCGCGTTAAAATGACTCTGTTTGAAACTCAAATCCCCTGCTCGATTTTTATCGCGATACTTTAACCGAATCGTATTCGCCATTTTCAAAAAATCATCCGGCAAATGCAGCGACTTGCACACCTCGAGGCCGTACATGCTCGGCCCCGCACCGTCGCGCAGCTTCCGGTCATAAATTAACGCGTCGCGCGCCCTATCATACGTTACCGCCATGTGCTTCGTACAAAGCTTGTCCAATTGCGCGATTTCTTCATAGTCCACAATCTCGTGCATGTGTGTCGCAAACACAAAACAACTTTTTAATAAGTGCAACTTCTGCAACCCGGCGACAAATATACTAATCGCGGAATCAATTTCCGTCCCTGAACACAGCTCGTCCCCCAAAATCAAACTGTTTTGGTCCGCGCATTTCAGAATCACCCGAAGTTCCGACATTTCAACCGCAAACGTCGACATCCCTTTAAACAAATTATCATTCCCCAAAATCCGCGTCATAATGTTCGTATACGGGCGATACGTGAATGCCGAACACGGAACATAAAGTCCCGCTTGCGCCATAATGATACAAATTCCCAGCGCCCGAATCATGCTCGTTTTCCCAACCGCATTGGTTCCGTATAGAAGCATGCCGCGCTCATTGAGTCCAAGAGAAATGTCATTCGTGACATAGAGTTCATCCTCGTTAATTCTCTCGATCAGACAGTGGCGAATATCGCGAGCGTCAACATAGGAGCCACTCGACCCGTTAGTTGACTCAATTATCGGTTTACAATACTTGTATTTGCGTGCGATATACGCCTGATTCTGAACTAGATCCATATCCGTTATAAACGAAACAATGATTTGAAACGATTCTTGATACTCTTTGAGCTCGCACACGAATTTGTGAAATACAAGTCCGATTTCATCGCGAATTTTATTTCTCGTGTCACTAATCGATGCACACACACTGGATAACGCCGGATGAACAAATGCTACCGTGCTGCTTCCCGCTTTAACAAATTGTAACATCGATAAATCGAAATCGAATGTTTTTATCAGCTTGTTACAACACTCGTCTTCACTGATCGACTCGTATTCCAGTTTAGAAACGTGCTCTTTTGCTTTTACCCTTTTGCCGATTTGTTCCAGTAACAACTTGCTGCGCCGCTCCGTTGTTTGAATACTGTATCCCGCCTTTTCCGTTTCGTGCCTTTTTACAAATTCTTTTTCCTTGTCTTTTGTTGTTGTTGTTGCGCCCTTCTTCTCTCCAATCGCAATCAAGTCATTGCAATGTAAGCGAATGGCTTCCAAAATACTGCACCCGTCTTCGTGCAACACATACGTCAAATCAAGTTCCTTGTTTATGCCTGGACAAACAAAACAATCCCGATAACTCAAATCGAAATCGAGAGAGTCGATGGATTTACACTTGTCGATAAAAAAAGATGCATCCATTTTTTTCATTAAATCGTTGCACATTTTCGTAATTCTCTCTGGATCTGTATTTGCGCGAAAATATTTTAATAATACATTGTCGCACTTGACGCCATCGTACATTTTCGAAATCATTTCAAGATTGGTATACAAAATGTAGAGAGAATTGGGATAAATCTTTCCCATCTGTATTTTGCGATGCAGCTTTTCAATATCTTTTATATTTTCAAGTGCGCTTCTCCAGTTCATATAAGATTCATTCTTTAAAACATATTCTGTAATTTCATATTCTCTCCGAATTATGCCAACGTCAAACGACGGATGTAGTAGCCGATAGTAAAACCGCCTCGACCCCATCGGCGTCTTGCATTTATTAAGCAGGCGGAATACGGACGAGTTTGTTCCAGTGCCGCTGCCGCTACCGCCGAGTCCCTTTGAGTCAATGATGTTCAACTGTTCCAGCGTGTGATTCGCCAGAACCATTCGATCCGATCGATTTTCAAATTCCGGCTCTTCTATCTTCGACGTCAAATTCGGATTGTGTTCGTAGACAAAATGAAGCAAAAATGTATACGCCTGAACTGCAAACTCATACGCGGAATAATTCTGGAAAATCGCGTTGCACACATGAAACGGGAAAAATTTTCCCAGAACTTCTTTCCGATACGTTTGTTTTTCAGCATTTTTTGCCTGGATGAAAAAAGGATGTGGATCCAAATGTTCTTCTGCTATCTCGCCACTCGGCTCATTCAAATCAATCCAATGAATCGCATTCGCACTCGAAGACATGTTGGCATAATTTTTTACATCTTCTATTTCATCTGTAGAGAGATTAGAAATAATAATAACTTCACTCGGACGAAACGATGAAACAAATCGCTCCAGTTCATCATACGTCGTCTGATTATGACGCGGATTCAATTCGGACTCAATCTCAAAACATGCGCTTTTCCCCGTATAAATGTCAATATTCGCCATTCCCATTACGATTTTTTTGTTCATTATATTTGTTCCAACCTTTACGCGCTGAATCCAAAAACATGACGTATTATTCGAGAGAACCGCGGAATCGCTGGAAAAAAATGTCCCCGGCGAATAAATACAGTACAAGCTTCGCGTCGTGTTTGCGCCTTGGCCGTCTTGCACATACACTACAATCGTATACCCGCGATCCTGCATTTTCTTCACATACCGCTCCAAACTATAATCCCTAAAATTACACGTAAACGGAAAGCCCGCCATGCACCTACCGTTTGTAATGGAAGTATTTAAATCACAAACCGTACAAAATTCCCTCATATTTGTATCCGCGATATTGTTATTCGCGTCTGCCCTTGAATAACACTCGAAAAATGAACCCACCTGCATCAATAATATTGTTTTTTTTCCGTATTTATTCGAATATTCTCTCGAGAGACGAAAATATTCATCGGTTAATGATGTTGCCATGATTTATCTTCTTAGGGTTTATCGTTATATTCATTCATGCTGTCATTTTATATCCGTTTTGTAAATAATATTTTTAGTATACATTTGAAAATATTATCACCCACAAAATAATTATAAAAGATTACTTTCAAACATATTTTTTGATTTTGATAAATAATATAGCTTATAATTTACTATTATAATTAAATTTAATATTATAATAGGAGTATATTTAATTATAATATTAAATTAGAATTTCGTAAACTTGTGAACCACATTACGACCGGAGATCCTTACCGAGAGCCAGATATTCGTTTCGTAAATCGATAAAACACGTAGAGAGAAAACGCAGTCATAAAAATATAAAATGCTTTTACATACACGTCGTCCGGCAGTTTCGATACATCATCAGTCGTTCGGCGCTTGGCATTGGTGCGACGACGAATACGACGACGACTACGACAATTGCCAATATTGCTATTTTGGTCCAAGGTTTTATAATTCGCTAGCTTGCAGCCATTATTTTTTTTATTGTGGGTTGAATGAATTGATAAAATATTACCAAATATACCACGACCACCATCGTCCTCATTATCATCATCGCTTGAACTTGAATCGCCGCTGCGATCCATTCGACTCGTGAATGTTTCCGTGCACGTTAGTGTAGGATCGGCCGGGTTTGTCTTACTAGGGAAAATACACGGGTCCATATTTTTCACATCCGCTACAGCCACAAATTGCGTTTGATTCCCAACATTATCTTTGCCCGTATCGTTCAAATTGGCATCTGCAACCGGAACAATGGTTTCAAGCGTGACAGACATGCAGTCCGGATTATCGCCCATCATGAACGACTTGAATAAATTCAAAGGGTTTAATTTGCCTAAATCGCCCAAAAGCCCGGGAATAAGCCCCTCAAATTCTGTAAAATCGGTGCCTCCAAGCCCCGAAGAAATAAACGGAATATTGCCATTCGGCACATTGTCAATGTAAATGTAGCGGTCTACTTTATTCCCGGATGCAACATCGGTGCACTGCCCGCCCGTTTTTAGAAAGAATTTATCGCCAAGGGGTCCGCCAGTGGTCGAACCGCCATTTCCTGTAACCATGACTTCTACATAATTGATGAGTCCATTTACGTTATTGGTAAGCGCGCCAAAATTTCCGTCGGCCGACATGCCCATATCCGACGGTTTTAAAATGCGTTTCCAATACAGATAGTCGGGACCCAGCAAGTTTTGCTCCATTCCCTTCATATCCGTCATGATATCAGAAAAAAAACTCGACATTTTTTATCTTTTTATTCTTATATTTTATTATTATTTATTATTATTTATTATTACTGATATTTATCTATATAATAAAATAAAATATTGAATTTCATAATTACTTTTTCATTAAAAAATTTTAATCGAAATTTAAAATTTATTATTCAGAAATAAAAAAAATATATGCAGTTTATACACTGCATCCCCATAAGAAGTCATGAGCAATCAGCAACATAATTAGTATATTTTATTTATTTTGTTTTATTAATTTTACTGCACACAAACCCGGTAATACGTCGAATGAACCGCCGACTTACTGGGTCGATCAATCTTGCAAACATCGCCAGGACGCATTCCTATCGCCAAAGCAACCGGGTCATACCTTGAAATATCCGGCAGCTGCGATTTATTGGCAACATTATACTTCTTCATCATGTCACCGAGTTCCTCGCTGGATAAAATCGTGTGCGGCGGAACATACTGGTGATTCAAAATGTTAAACTGAAGCCGGTCTAATGAAAGTATAACAATGAACCTTCCCTGCAAAAAGAGTTGATTTAAATACTGATTCATGGTTTTGACTTCTTGTTTTGTCACAATAATCAGCGTGTCTTTTTCTGTCAACACGGTGTCATTTGCATTAGTCGATATACCCATTCCTCCAATCTCGCCGCCCGAACCCAACACATACAAATCTTCAACCAAATCGTTAATGTGTCCTGAACTCAACATTTTTTCAAGGTGAAATTTGATATATGTCTTTTTCTTTGGTTTAATTTTTTCTTTGCCTTCCTTGTCCTTATCTTTACCTTTATCCGACGACGACGACGATTTCGTTTCCACCAACATGTCCAATTGTTTATGCGCATACATGGCATTCACCTCATTCACACCGAAATTCGTGTAACCCTCCACATCATACCCCTGCACTGTCAATAAATCCAATAAATTCTTCCTCGCGTTATACAATCGCGCAATTGTTTTGCTCGCATTCGACGACGATGACATGTTGTTGTATTGTCTATACTATATAACAATAATATATGTATATGTCTTTATTTCAATTTTATAAATTATATTTCTATAAAAAAGTTACATTTTCTTATCTTTTATTCAAAAACTCTACTCAATGAATTACTGAATACTATTGAATATCCACATGTGTTAAAAAGTGGCGCCTGCAGCACATTTTCGTAAATCCAATATCATCCAGAACTTGCCCTTCTGCCGTTTTTTTGATGTTGTGCTTTGTCAAATAAAGCACCTTGTCAACCGCAACATCTCCGCCTCCTTGTTCTTCCAACTTCTTCTCTCTCACCTTGTTCAAATAGTATCGATACTTGTCTGCAATTACCTTGCCGCATGTATAACACTTGACCGGAATAATCATTGGATTTTATTTCAATGTGTTTATTGTTTATTGTTTGTTATAACGTCCTTGTCTTTATTGACTTTATATAATTGATATAACTATATTATTTTATATCAATTTTTATTTTAATTCTTTTTTCATTTAATAGTAAAAACATAAAAATGGGAAATTATTAAATTACGATTTTATTAAGAAATTAAGAACAACGAGGTCCGCTTTTCGAATCTTTATAATAATAACAATCCACATCTATTTTTTTACCAACGGTATCATAACCGAATGTCATGCCGGTTTGGCTTCCAGAGCGACACATGCCGTCGGGATTTTCCGCCGTAACTACCCACCCGCAACAGTCCGCGTGTAAACAGGACGCTTTTCCGAAAACTTTGCATTCGTTATCTATATCCGTTGCCGAGCTGCCTTTTTTTGCATGCATATTACAGAAATTCGATTTTAACTTTTTTTCAAGATCAATCGGCAGAGTCAGTAGCGTATTTTCAACTCCATTGTCGCCATCATGGTCCATCTTATGCTCCATTCCCTCAATTATCAATGTTTTCGTCCTCGTCATCGGCATTTCAAACGTCACATCTGCCATGTGAATATATACGAGTATTCCAAAAATAATAACGATGAATCCAAACATGTATGTCACGTTTTCATACATGAATTCAAGCATCGGTCTAAACGGTGATGGCAACTGTGGTGACGGCAATGACGATGATGAAGATATAGAATCTATAGAATCCATTTTATATTTACCTTTATATTTACTTTTTTTTAGAGAGATAGAGAGATTAATGTTAAATTGATAATGTAATAAATGATTCGCGAAAATGTAGATTGTATCTTCTTTACTATTATTTATAAATATATTTTGTTTATAAAATAAATAAATTATATTTTATATTTTGTGTATTAATTTTTATTTTTTTGACGACGCATTGTTTTCTTTTTTTTATTACTGGATTGTGACCTCGATTTAACCTGACGACGTTTTAATACCGGAAACATGTAACTTACGAAACAAATCGCAGTAAACACTGAACCATGCTCTTTCGTGACCTTTAAATCCTCGTAAACGAAATGTTGTCCTGGATATATTTTATACCCTTTGTCAGTAATATTGTCTTGAAATAAACTCGGATTTTTCATTATACCATACCCTCTTCTCTCAATCATTCCAACAATGGACTCCATCAAAGATTTTCCGGCCTCTTCTTTTGTCCCTGAGCCCGAATATTCACACGCAAAACCGCCTAAATATTTACCTTTTGGATCCGTTACCGATGTTGTAATTACGGCCGCACTAATTTTCGATCCCCGTTTTCCATTTGCTTGCGCTTTAATACACTCGAGCACTTCCCCCCATTGCAGTCGCTTGATCCCCTCTTCTCTCGAAATTTCTTTCGACTCTGTTGGCATGACGCTGGTATATTCTATCACATTCGTATTTTGTATTCCCGCATTGAACAGTGCGGCGTCGTATGACCCGGTTTCATACGGAAGGCCTTTTGATCCCGCATTTGATTCGCCCTTCCCTTGCGTTATAAAATATTCATACGGCAACCTATTTCCTAAAAGTGTCATCTTTGGTATTTATATATATATATCTAAATATAAATATATCATTTATTTTAGATACTAAATTCATTCACTAAATAAAAAACGTGTATTAAAAACGCGCATTATTATTGTTCATGAAATTATGCATAAATGTATCGCCGCCCACATTTACAACTTTTCCCGCCATATTTGCGTCCTCATATATTTTCCGTAGTAAATTGGATGGAGCAGTTGAACCCAATTTCAGTAAATTATTTCTTATTAATTCATTTTTCACATCATGAATCGGAACATTTTTTAACTCACGTTGTGCATTCTGAATTTTTTTAATTGTTTTATTGTTTTTAATTAAAATGCTTATTTTTTTACCATATTTGCCGAGCTTGTATTTTTTTACCGTGGTTTTCCGTTTCACTTGTTTTATTTTTCTTGGAACATGTTTGGGTCTACTTGATTTTTTTTTATTTATTTTACTTTTTTCATTGCTACTGCCATTGCTGCCATTGCTGCCAATATTGTATTTTTTCAACGTTTTATTAAAATATTCGCGATACGATGGTTTTGTCCCCCCCTTTAAAGCACCATACGGTTTATCTTCGGCTAAATTATGATGCTGTAAATTATGATGCTGAATTAACTCACCTTCATCTAGATCGCCTTTTCTAAATTCATCATAATTGATTACAGAACGTGACGGAGGCGGCGGTGGAGGTGGAGGAGGTGGAGGCGGTGGAGGCGGTGGAGGCGGAGGAGGCGGAGGTGGTGGCGGTGGTGTCGGTGGCGGTAACAGAGGCGGCGCCAAAGGTAGTGGCACTAGTGAACGCCCGCCATTTTGCTGCTGAATTTGTTGAAGCTGTTTTTGTATTTCGAAAAGCGTGGTTGGAATATTGTTTATAGGGGGATGAGGAATAGAAGGTGGTTCAATAAAAGACGGCATTTCTAATGAAATTGGCGATGTAAAATCACTCGGGACATCTAAAATTGCAGGAATTGAAATCGCATTATTATTATATCGATTTGAAAAGTGATTATTATGTTTTCTTGTTGTCGAATGATTATTTTGTTTGAATGATTTTAAATAATTTAAAGATTCGTCAAAATCTTTTGAAAATATATTTTCATATTTTTTTTTATCAAATAATTTATCATTTGTTACAATACTCGGCGTCCCGAATCTTTGCCGTTTTTCGTCTTGTTGCTGTTTTTCCTGTTTCTCCTGTTTTTCGTCTTGCTGTTTCTCTTCACGTTTTTGTTTTAATAATTTAATTAAATTATTCTTTAACTCGCTCGGTCGAACGAATCCAGGCATTTTTTTCAATGTTTTTCCACGAGAACTCGAACCATTATTTCTTTTTTGTGAATTCGGATTTAAATGTTCGTGGTTAATGATAATTTTTTTTTTTACTTCGCTCATATTTTTACTTTGTTTTATTTAATTCGAGGTTATATTATTTATTTTTCTCTCTATCTCTCTAAAATTATATAACACTTCCTAATTATTGCATCGATAATTTTATATCATTTTAATCTAATTATCAAAAAATATACATTTACATTTTTTACATTATTAATAATATAAAAAAAATATTTAAAAATAAATTGATTATTAAGTTAATAACATTCGTTTTCATAAGACCGCGAACATTATGGAGTTCTGTGCTGCTGCTTCTGCTGGTTCCTTTACCGCCGCCGAATATAACAGGTTTTCTGTAATGGCGGCGGATAGTGGCGACCGCCATCATGATGTGAATGTGAATGAAACCATGAGTTATTGTATCGAAAAAGAAAAAGAAAAAAAATATGAAGAAATAGTGTCGTCGTTGCCATTGCCATTGCCACTGGTCCACGCTAAAACTGTTGCAAAATATGATTATGATGATGACAATAATATTGAATACGAAGAAGCGCCGTGGAAAATAATTGGATCCTATTTTGATGGCCAGCATTTGAAACGACTGGTGCGCCATCAAATCGAATCCTATAATGACTTTGTAAATAATCAACTGGAGAGAACCATTCAAATGTTCAATCCCGTCTCTATTGCATCCGAACAAGATTTGGATAAAAGAACAAAAAAACATAAACTGGATATTGAAGTCACGTTTAGCGACTTTCATTTATATCGTGCCCAAATTCACGAAAACAATGGAGCGACCAAGCTCATGTTTCCTCAAGAAGCACGTCTTAGAAATTTTACATATGCATCTACAATGACAGTAGATGCAAATATAAAATACACAATTCGCACCGGCGAGAATCTTGAAAATGTGCAGACGTTGCATAAATCCATTCCCGGAATCCACATTGGAAAACTACCAATCATGTTGAAATCGTCCATCTGCATTCTCAACCAATACTCTCACATCAACAATGCAGAAACAGGCGAGTGTGCATACGATGCCGGCGGCTATTTTATTATCAACGGAAGTGAAAAAACGGTCCTCGGTCAAGAAAGAGCCGCTGAAAATAGAGTATACTGCTTCAACATTTCAAAGGGCAATACCAAATGGAACTGGCTCGCAGAAGTGAAATCCGTCCCCGATAACAAGTGCATTTCGCCTAAACAAATCAACATGACGATTGCCTCTAAAAACAACGGGTTTGGATTTCCAATCTATGTGCAGATTCCGCGTGTCAAACACCCCCTCTCGCTATTTGTTATATTTCGTGCACTTTCCGTTCTTTCCGACAAGGACATTTGCGAGAAAATCATGCTCGACATCATCGGAGGCGAAGGCGAAGGCGGATCCGGTAATAATAACAACAGTCATGCAATTCTCGCATCACTTCAAGCGTCCATCATTGATGCCAATACCGTTCTTACGCACGAAGACGCAATGCGCCAACTCACGTCGAATGTAATGTATACCCCCATGAACATGGACAAAGAAACCGGCGCAAAAAAGAAACGCGATTTTGCAACGGATATCCTGAGCTCCGATTTATTTCCCCATTGCAAAACTGCAACACAGAAAATCTACTTTCTGGGATACATGGCCCTGCGACTCATCAAGTGCAGTTTGGGAATTTTGAAACAGGATGACCGCGACTCTTACATGAACAAGCGCATCGACTTGACCGGCGCACTGCTCAACAACCTGTTCCGAAATTATTTCAACAAGGTCGTCAAAGATATGACGAAACAAGTCATTCGCGAAATTAATACGGGATCGTGGCGCTCCACTGAAGATTATCTCGGGATTATCAACAAGACCAACGTCTACAAAATCATCAAATCAACAACCATTGAAAACGGGATCAAACGCGCACTTTCCACCGGCGATTTCGGAATCAAAAATGTCAACACAAATAAAGTCGGCGTGGCGCAAGTGTTGAATCGGTTGACATACGTTTCCAGCTTGAGCCACCTTCGCAGAGTCAACACACCCATCGACAAGAGCGGTAAACTCATCCCGCCGCGCAAATTGCACAATACCACCTGGGGATTTCTCTGCCTGGCCGAATCGCCGGAAGGTGCAAGCGTCGGTGTCGTCAAAAATATCAGCTACATGAGCCACATTACCATTCCAAGCAATCCTGATTCGCTTCACACTCAAGTCGAGTCCCATATCGATACGCTCGATAAATTCACCGATTGCAAAGATTTATACGAACAAGTCAAAGTGTTTGTAAACGGCGCGTGGGTCGGAATCAGCAGAGACCCCGTTGAACTGTATACGATTTTGAAAGAGAAGAAATGCAGGGGTATGATCAACGTATACACTTCCATCGTATTCGACATTCGAAACAAGGAAATTCGCGTTTGCAGCGACGCCGGTAGAATCACTCGCCCCGTTTTGCGCGTGAAAGATAACAAGTCGTTCATTAGCGCCGACCTCCTTCGTAAATTGGACCGCAAAGAATTGAGCTGGGACGATCTCGTTACCGACTGCAAAATCGGAAATGCAATCATCGAATACATTGACCCCGAAGAACAGAATTTCAGTATGATTGCCATGAAGCGCACCGATCTCCGAAACTCGCTTTTACAGCGGGGGTCGCAAAACTACAATTACACCCACTGCGAAATTCATCCCAGCACCATTTTTGGAATTCTCGCGTCCTGTATTCCGTTTCCTGAGCACAACCAGTCGCCCAGAAATACTTACCAATGCGTTGGAATTTACGAAAATGTCCTAATGGAAGACGGCTCGCGAAGACAAATAAAGGATGTTGCCATCGGTGATCGTGTTGTATCATTTAATCCCAACACATTTGAAATGACAACAACCAATGTTGTAAATCACTTTATTCGTAAAAATGATCATCCTGTTTACAAGGTCAAAACTATTAGCGGAAGAGAAATTGTAGCAACAGAAGATCACAAATTTATGACGAACTATGGTTGGAAAACTGTGGGCGAGTTGATGCAAAACAATGAATTAAGAATTGGAATTTACGCAGATCAGACATTCACAAAAGAGAATGAATATTCGAAAATGATTTCATCTTCATCAAGTTCCAAATATGTAAAAATTGATATCGAAGAATGGATGAAGGATATTCAAGTTATTAATAACTTGGCATTTATACCGATTGAATCTATAACAAGACAAGAAGATTGCATGATTTCTGACATTGAAGTTGCACACGATAATCATTCGTTTATTGCTGGAGACAATTTTGCAAGTTCAAACTGCGCAATGGGTAAACAAGCCATGGGCATGTATGTCACAAATTTTCACAATCGCATGGACAAGACGGCCTACGTCCTATCCAACCCTATGCGCCCCCTCGTAGATACCCGCATCATGCGCATGATTAAACTCGACGAAATCCCGTCTGGCGCTCCCGTCATCGTCGCAATCATGAGTTATACCGGCTACAATCAGGAAGACAGTATTCTCATTAACAAGGGCGCCATCGACCGCGGTCTGTTCAGTGCCACCATTTATCACACCGAAAAAGACGAAGACAAGAAACTCAACGGCGATGAGGAAATCCGCTGCAAACCCGATTCCACGAAAACAAAAGGAATGAAGTTCGGAAATTACGGCAAATTGAACAGCAAGGGCGTCATCCCCGAAAACTCCATCATCGAAAACCGCGACATCATCATGGGGAAAGTCATTCCCATCAAGGAAAACCGCAACGATCACACCAAACTCGTCAAATACGAAGACGTCAGCAAAATGCACCGCACTACCGAAGATTCTTACGTCGATAGAAACTACATGGAACGCAACGGCGACGGATACGTTATCTGCAAAGTCCGCATTCGCACCTTTCGTAAACCGGTCATCGGAGATAAACTCAGCAGTCGTCACGGACAAAAGGGTACCATCGGAAACATCATTCCAGAAATGGATATGCCATTCACGAGAAGCGGTCAGCGCCCCGACATCATCATCAATCCCCATGCCATCCCCTCCCGTATGACCATTGCGCAACTCAAAG